AACACTTTCAACCTTGCACAAACATACACAATCCCTAGATCATCCTTTCCGTATCTACAATCCCACGGAACGCCGCCCGCACTTTCAAATGGGACAAATCCTTCTGCTAGAGGCAAATCATAGGACACAGCGCTATTTTTGTTCGCCTTATTTTCCTATGGCTACCTTGCTAAATATGTAATTTGCCCATGCATACAAGCGTAAGGAGATACTCCAAATACGGCAATTTCTCCATTGGCACGTACCAATATGGTAGCTATACCACCGGTAGCACTGTTGTTTGGCCATCCATATGCGACTGCAATAATTGTTTCTCGGGATCTAAATCCTTCCGGAATCATTGCAACAATGGGAGCATCTGCTGTAATAGTATTTTCCAATGGATCGGATTGTACAGACATCTTTATGTGCACGCGCCCAAATAAATCCTTGCAATATTTACTCGCTAATATGTGATCTCCAGCGGTCAGACCTCTATCAACAAATCCCTCTACAAACGGCAAAGCATACTCTATTGGCGCTCCTTTGTTCGCCTTATTTTCCTAATACAAATTAAACAGAACGAAAGACAAAAGTTCCTCGGATGTCCAAAAAATCTACATCTGAATGCGTTAAAACGATTCCTGTATTTCCTTTGATATAAATTGGAAGGACGGCTGGAATAAAATCAACCGTTGTTAAAAAACACCAATCAAACCTAGGAGGGCGAAAACCTACCGGCAAGATGGCAATAGATTGATGTGCCGACAGATGCGCCTTTGTGCTTTCATCTTTAGGATATATCAAAAATCTTACGATAGACAGGCCGCTATCTAAATTTGAACATACTATGCTGGATGATATACTTTCTAATCCTTCAACAAGGGGAATTTCTATCCATGCTGACGGTTGTTTGTTCGCTTTATTTTCCTTAGCTACTGATTTGTGTGATAAAGGGTGGTCCCCCGAATCCAGCCGCTTTCGCAGGAATTTATTTGTATGTTTCCGTTGTTGGCATCGCTCCAAAGATAATTCTGACCTATGCTGAAAACAAATTGTTGATCAGACTGAAACCCATACGGTATGGTCATGAGGTCCGCATTGTCATCTGAGTATGTACGCACTTTCAGATTATTTAGCCAAAAAATAAGCTGAATCAATCCGTTATCATATTTATCTATCCTGATCCATCCATTAGGAAGATCCTTGCCTGAACTCTCATTAAAAAGCTCTTGATTAAATACTCCTGCGTTTTCTTCTGCGGATAGCCCCACAGTAGAGATAATTTTGTTCGCTTTATTTTCCATTTGCGAATTGATATTCGCAAACTGATCAGCATAGGATTGCGTCAAAAACTGCAAGTTTTGCCCATCCTGGATTGCAACAACCTGCATTCCAGCAACAAAAGCTCCAGCAGGTAAAGGCTTTCCTTCAAGATTGAGTGGGTTTAGCCTTGTCCCGTTTACTGTTATAGTATCGCCCGCAATCCAGGGCGCTTTTGCAGTAAAGCGCATAATTGCTCCGGTCCCGGTCAAAGTGTGGTTGGTCCCGGATTTTGAGTGGGTATAAGTATTGATAATGCCATCTGATTTGGCATTATTTACTTCGCTGTACAGATAACCCATATCCTCATTATATTTCTCATGCCAGTCCGGCATCCCTTTAATTAACGACACAAATTCCCTAATAAGATTCATATTTTCATCCTCCTTTAAACATTAAGTAATAATTTTATATATAAGCTATCCGCGCCGGAATAGGTCAGCGTATAGACATAATCGCTTATTTTGTTAATCGTGGGAGTCCCTGGTTCTGCAAGCTTTTTAACTGTGAATACAGTCAGATTGTTTGCGTCCTGATATGTCTGGCGACATGGATACTGTGTCAGCTCCTCCCCGCCTGCCGGACCATCCCCAGCCCCGCCTGCACCTGCGGTATACCGTCCTGCCAGCAACAGTACATTCGGGTAATTGTTCAGATTATGGGTTAATGTTACAAGTTCACAATCCGGTACTGTTTCAAGCTGTATGGTATCTTTACCGCATCCAACAAAGACTTCCTGGGTATCGGAACATAGGGCTGGCTCCCCAGTTTTCAGCGGGGGAAGCCGTTCCCGGTTCCCCCGCCGAAAGAATAACTCATTTGCCATTCTCTAACCTCAAAAAGTACCGCCATCAATAACGCTGTCCTCCGTTAGAAATCCAGCGCTTTTGAGGTCGTCAGTAGTGGGCAGAGGGACCCAGTTTGCCACTTCGGATGCCGGCAGCGCAGTAAGTATATATTTTGTGGAATTATCTGCTCTGACTGCCATATCACCGACTGCCGCCTCCGTTAAAGCAAGCATAGCTTCTTCGTCAGCAACAGGATAGCTTTTGGCATCCCGGCTGATGATGTTGACGTTTTCGCCATCAAAGACGGCGAACTGCTTGGTGTCAGTTAAAAAGAGTGGCTCCCCCGCTTTTAATTTGGCTTTTATCGTTTCAAGATTTGTGCTGCTGCCTCGTTTGATTTGAATTGTTGCCATAGTGATTTCCTCCTAAAAATTTAAAATTTCCCGCCATCCAGACGTATATCCGGATGCGCGTATTGACTATTGTTATGGGCATTTACCGCCTGAGCCGCGACAGATACCATCATGTCTGTATCAGACGGTGGTGCGACAACCGGCGCAGACTGCCCTGTTAAGAGCCGTATATAAATGCTGTCAATAATGCCCTTCCCATAAGTAATGACATACTCTGAATTACTGACCCGTCTAACCTCGGATAAAGCGTCCGGCTGTATCCCTTCCTCCGTATAAAGAGTCAGGCTTTCGTTGTCATGCCAGATAGTGCGGATGGGGATTTGTTCCATATCCGTCCCTCCTGCCGGTCCTATTCCAGTTCCGGCAACCCCGGCTCCATATTGCAGAATCCCGGCGATTGCCTGAGGATAAACTCCCAACCCATGATGCAGGGTTGCCAGCTCATGGGACAAGTGGTTTTGCAGCCGTAACTTTGGCAGGAGCTTGATATATACGGCGTCAATGTCGTTATCTTTGTATGTAACTACATATTCGGTATCGCTGATTTTCCGTAAGGCTTTGATTCTATCCGGTTTTGCAACAGGTTTTGTCGTGTAGACTGTTAAAGTATCTTTATTGTTGTGCGCGACTTTTATTGGAATCTGTACCAGATTCGTACCGCCTGCTGGTCCTATTCCAGCTCCAGACATCCCGGCACCGTATTGGTAAGTGAAAGCCATAACTTGTGGATATTGGCCTAATCCATGATTCAGAGAAGTGAGCTGTGTATCCGGTTCCAAAGGAGCAAGCCTCTGGTTCAACATACCAACGGTTACAAGCCCGTTTATGGATAGATTGACCGTAATCTTCTCTATCCGGTCAACAATGATGACAAGATTTAGATCGGTCAGGTTTGTTACAGCGTGTTTTTCTGGCCGTATCCAGGGCGGGTTGTCCTGCAAAGAGGCGTAAGCATAGAGAATTTCGCCGTCATCCGGATCTTCCGCATAGACAGCAATTTCACGTACAGCATAGCCATGCTGCACCCCTATACTGGTTGCCTGCAATGCCAGTACACTTTCCCCTCTGTCAGAACCATCCGAATCCAAAAAGCCTAAAATAGCCAGGTCAGAAACATAATGGATCAGCTCCGTAAACAATTCCGGATCTTCATCCGGCCCCATAACCCCATCCCCGGCACAAGCGCGGGTTATGTGTAAAGGCCCTTTTGCCCTCAGAAGCTTATTGATTAGGCGGTTTCCCTTCCGGGTGAGAAAGCTGCCTTCGATTTCAGATGCCAACCGTTACCATCTCCTTTCCCCTTGGCCGGACTGTTACCGTTTCATGTACCACCAGACGCTGTCCAAAACCAAGGGATAATTTTATATTCCGGGGCTGCTGTTTAGATGGATGTATCTGCATTTCCTCATGCAGCACAAGGGATGTGCCTGTAAAAAGTTTTTGCCGCATGTTGCGGCATGATGGGCGGGGCCGTATCGTTAAAGTGTTGTGCAGCCCAAGGCAGCTCCCCACAAATATTTTCTGTTTTATATGAAATTCACTTTTCGCCCGGATATGGATTCCTACGCCGGCCGCTTTAATAGGCGGTATATCGTCAAACCGTTCTGCACCGCCAGGATCGGGGAAAGTCAAGGTCATTGTGGCAGGTTCTTTTGGATCTTCAAAGTATTCAATATTGTTTACATCCCAAAGCATTTGTATTGCCTGAATAATGTCATAGTAAGTACAGATGCTTGTATTTTTCAGGATTTTATACCGGATATAATGGCGATAATGTTCATCATCTATAATGTCATAAGTCATAGGCCCTTTAATGAGCCGCATGGCGTCGCTTCTGGTCAGTACAACAATATCCCCCACACCGTCAAGCTGTTTCCCTTGGGCTGTATCAACAGAGCGGATCTGTTTTAAATCGTCAAAAACCTGGGACAATTCGTCCAACTGTCTGGCAAAAGCCCGGACAATGATTTTTATAGGCTCCTTGCCCTGGAATTGCTGGGGAAATTCCCGCAGGATACGTTCTTCATACATACTGCACCATCACCTCAATCCGCTTGCCCTCAATCAAGGCTTTCTGCCGGACAGATACCGGGATATTTCCATACTGGTATTCCCCAGGGGCGGCACTGGAATCAGTAGTGGCAAAGGTGCTTATATCCACATAGGAAACCCCTGTGACACACCGGTAAAGATCCCCGATATATTTTTGAGGAAAAACACCATCTCCCACATTAAGAGCTTTTGTCTGCGTGATTAAGCTGTCTTTCACCAAATCCCCATAGTTAGGCGGAAAGGGCTGATTGCGGCCTACTGTCAGCACAACGCGAATCCAGATATAAACGAACTGGGGCCGGTTGAAGCGGATAGGAATGGTTTTTCCAAATAAGTCTGGGACTTCTACCTTCACATTTCCATGTGTCTGGATGCCGCCTGCTTTCTTCCGCAGAATTTCTCTTGCGATTTCCATTTCCCCGCCGCCGTCGGCTACCACTTCTATGCTGTGGGGAGGCCGTCCTTCTTCATCCCACACATTGGAGTCATTCTCATAGGCTTTTACCGTAATAATTCCCTGAACATTATCAATAATGGCACTTTCAATGCTTTCAATCATACGGTCAGACCGTAAAGCAATCCGGCGGATATAGGACTGCCGCAGTTCCACATCTGTTTCCCGTTCCCGCCCGTAAATTGGCGGTATCAAATTGGTGCAGCTTATGAAGCCCTCCACATTCTTCACAATTTTGGTGATGGTTTCATCCGGCAGGCTGATTTTGCCGATTTCCTCACTGCCAAAGTTGATAATGGATGTTACGCTTTCTGTGGTGAGGTTTTCAGACAAAAGTAGCGTACTTCCACGCTGCAAGCTGGTATCTGTAATCATCAGAAGCCCGTCTGTTACTTGTGCGGTATATTCCGGGCCGTTGATTTCTCCGGCGAGCTGCTGCAGGATTGCCGTTTCATCACTGCCGCCTGAGGCGCTGTATAAATCCCCGTTGATGCCAATGGTATAAACCGCATTCTGCAGGGCCGCTATTTTAATGGATACCCGGTTAAAACTGGAACGGCCAATCACCCCTGGTGCATACGTTTTGAATTGGACTGCCGGATTGGTTGTGGAAGAAAGGACGGTACCCGCCGGAATGATTGTGCCGTCTATCCCGGTGCAGTGCATAGGGTAATAGGTGGGCTGCTCATTCAGCCGCCGGATGCCGCCATACTGGACCGCATTGTCCAGGCTCTGCCCTTCGGCAAAAGATGGGTACTGGGAAAGGTATACATCCTGGGTCAGTTCCCATAATTCCGCTATTTTATCGGCAAATCCCGTTACCAGAACATTCAGGAAAGATTGGGGATTCAGTGTGGTATCCACACCAAGCCCTTTTGTCAGATCCTTATGGATTTCCTTTGTAATGACATCCAGCCTTTTGGGAACAAAGCCCTGGGGCGTAACACCATACTCAGACATTGAACTTTTCCTCCTCCTGAATCTGGCCTCTATCGGTAACAGCGGTATAGCGGACGGTCATTTCCCTTTTGGCCGAATCCAGAAAAGCGGTCAGTTCCCGGACATCCCGCACCTCTTGGACACTCATAATCTGTTCCCGGATTAACTGCTTGATCCGGAACAGGCTGGGATTTTTAATCAGGATTTCCTCATAATAAGGCAGGCCGAAATTGGGATTGAATTTCCATTCCCCCAAAAACCAGCGCAGACGGATTGAAATGGCCTGGGCTGCGCTGGTTGTCAAATACACATCGCCGGTGGGGCTGATTTGCAGGTTCCCGCCCCGATCCAATAACAGATCAACCATCTACTCTCCCCCTTCCGGCGGGCCGGATTTATCCCCGCCCTTGGCAACTTCTTTGTGAACATGGGGCGTAAACTTGATTCCCTTGACGGTTAGTTCCTTATCTATCTCAACTTCCCCGGTAATATGGATTTTCTCCGTCTGGATTTCTATTTTTGGCGTTTCAATATGGATTTCCTGCCCTTTTATTTTGACTTTTGTTCCCTGGTTCACCAGCATAATGGCGTCCTCTGAAACAGCCTCCTGCATAACGGCATTGGGCGTGCGGAACAAACCGGGAATCACAATAGCATTGGTTAAATCATGCTTTAAATCCAGATTGGACTCCCCGCCTGCCCGCCATGCCTCCAAAGCCTGTTCCGCAATGATTACCAGACAGCCGTCCCCTGGCTTAATGGGAAAAGCAATGGTAATTTCCTGGTTGGACACCTGTGGAAAGACTACGGGAACATGAGCCGCCGCAGGGTATGGAAGCTTTGTCCCGTCCGGCTTGTTATACTGGCCTGTCAGATTGACACTGGCTTCACATTTGGCAGGGTCAAAGGCTGCAATGACGCCGGGTATCGCCGTATGTACCCCGTCAATAAATTCCTGGATTGTTGCTTTTACCTGCTGGACAACTTCCTGCATCATTTACCCCACCTCCAAAATTTCCGCTGTACAGATCCAACGCTCACCGAAATTATCCCCTTCTATCTTGATTTTGCTTACCCGGAAAACACCGGATGCTTTTTTGCTTTCCAGTTTTACATAGTCGTTTACGCCAATCGCTGCATTCAGCAGATAGGTAATTTCCCATCCTGTCTGGTTTTTGTTTTCCTGGCTGTTGGCTGTGGCGTTTCCGGAGTTCTTTTCCCCTTTGGTGAGCTTTTTCGGCACATCTACCAGCCCGGTTTTGGGGCTGAGCAGGAACGCCCGCATATTGATAGGCTCATTGGGGCCCCGTACCTGCAAGATGCCGTTTTGGATGCTCCATACCAGTTTGTTGGTATTGCATATGCGGTCTAAAGTATCTTTCCCAGGGCCTACAAAGCTGTAATCCGGCAGATCGATAAACTGGGCCTGTTCGCTGAATACCACAGGCAACCCCATTTCACCAGCTACCGACTCAATCACTTTTTTGGAATTGATTGTGGAAAGATAAGACAAAGTAACGTAAGTATCCCGCAGCTCCTTCCGGCCATCCAGAACTTCTAAATCTGTCCGGGTGTCGGCTCCGTCCGCTTCTGTTTCCACATTGGTGACAGTTCCGGTAAAAATCAAAGGCATGGAAGAACCATATCCGGCCTTTAGGGTGACAACGCAGTCTTTCCTATTCAGCGTGGCAAGGTGGGTTGGAGACAGATTCCATAAACTGATTTTAGCTGTATTGGGGCTTTGCACATCTGCCTTTTCCAAAGAAAAGCTGATATGCAAGGGCATAGGGGAGCCTTCCCCGATTTCAAAGCCTGTGCCGCCTGCGGCCCCTGCCGAAAGCCGGTATTGCCGATCCCAGAAATCCATTCTGCATCACTCCAAATCCTGATTGGGAATAAAAATAAATTTTGTCCTGCCATCCTGAAATGCCCGGCGTCCAATCTTGTCCAAATCGGAAATAACGCCGAAAGTACCATCCGGCAGGCCGCTGCACGGGTAAAAGAAATTCAGAGGGGAATTAGGTACGATTTTGATACCTGCCGCAAGGGGTCTCTGTTCCCCGTCATAAAGACCAAAAGTCCAATAATCCCCGGTATCGTTATAGGTGAACCGGATTAGATATTCTGTATTGTTCAGTACCACCCGTGAAAAGCTGTCGTTCATATCCGGCGGTATGATTACAACGGTCATTCCCAAAGCCCCCTTGTTATGCCGTATAAAACAGAACAGGCTTTTTGTGAATCCGCTTTCTGCTGGGCCTGGCCGCTGGCAGAAGTATTGGAAGTCAGAGGCGCAGCGGAAGCAGTCCCGGCATTGGCTCCCGTTTCCCCGCTTTTCCCATAAGAAGCGGGGATGGAAGCTGTTTTGGAACCGACCTTCACAATCTGCTTGAGCTTCATTGTCACCTGCATGGATGTGCCTGTATCCACAGAATAGGGCAAAGCCATGCTTTCAATCGCCATATCCCGATAAACACCCCGGAATGTGGTGAGCGTTACCAGCTCCTTTTTTTCATACAGCTCCTGAAGCTGCTTTGCGATTTCCTCCACCCGTCCCCTGCCTGCCCCATGGCGCTTATAAAAGGTTACGGGAGCAGCGGAGAGCATGGCGGTCACATCTATGGTCATGGGTTTTATGATAATGGTATCCTCTACGGAGTAGCCATCCTCTACGGGATATTCCGGCGCCTGGGCTTCATAATTGCGCCCATAGGAAATCAGCGCGTCAAATTCAATATTGTTGATGCTTGCCGGCTGGGGCTTTTCAGCCATAACGCCTCACCTCCCGGTTGCCAGCGCTCGGGCCATTTCTGCTGTCGTATCCTTGGCAGTCTGGCCCATGGCTTTTGCACCTTCTGTTTGAGCGGCCCTATCGCCGCCTTTGAATTCATTATGGATATTGTTGGTTTGATGGATGTTGGTGGTCCGGTTCCCGCCGCCCTGGGCCGCAGCAGCAGTTGAGGGCTTTACAGATAAATCACTCAATGATGCGCCCATACCAGCCAAATCAAAGGATGGTTCCATTCCGGAACCCAAAAACGCTTCCCGGGCTTCTGAAATGCCCTCTGTTAAGGTTTTAATCGCCTTATATACAACCGGGCTTCCTTTGTGAATCCCTTCCGCCAATCCTGCCATGAAATCAGGCATCCAGCTTTCATAATCCGTGAGAGGCCCTTCATCCGGTACAGAGAAGTGGAGGAAAGATTTAATTTTGTCCGCTACACCGGACACGGCGTCAGTAACAGCGCTGACTTTTTCGGTAATGCCTTTGACAAGGCCGTCCATGAAGTCCCGGCCCCATTGCAGGGCTTTTCCCGGAAGGGACTGCATAAATTCAACTGCAGAGTTAAATCCATCTTCCAGGGTTTGCCGGACAGCGTCTATTTTTTCACCGAACCAGTTGTGGATTGTGTCCCATACAAGATGAAAATGGGCGGAAATGGCATCCAGAATGCCGCCAAAAATATCTTTAACACCCTGCCAGGCCCGTTCCCAATCCCCCGTAAAAATGCCGGTAATAAAATCTATAATGCCTTGTACAACACGAAGGAAAGCACCGATTCCATCACTGATGGAATTCCAGAAAATTTGAAATTGGGTTTTGACCTGCTCTCCCCAGCGGTCCCAGAAGGCTTTTAAAGCGCCAAATATGGCTTTGGCTGAACCGCTCAAGCTTGTCCAAAGAGCTTTTAAGACAGCACATAATCCTTTCCAAAGGGCGGAAAGGATTGCCGTTACTTTTTCACCATGTTTGCTCCAAAAGTCACATAAGCCGCCCCATATTGCCGTACCAGCCTGCCGCAGGATTTTCCAGGCTTTGGTCAGGAAAGATACAACCGTTCCCCAGGCCTTTGTAATTGCGGCACGGGCTTTATCTGCGTCAATACCGGCTTTCTCAAACAGCTTTCCGATTACGCTGTCATTGCCCTTCATGAAATTGATGAAATCATCAATAATGAGAATTAAAAGAGCAACAACGGCGGCTATGGCCATAATTTTTAAATTGGCCTTATTGAGATGCTTTGTAATGCCGCCTAAAGTCCCCTTCACGGTCTTTAGAAAGCCAATGATCTTGTCCCCTTTGAGGGCAACCAGTATCCCGGCGGCAATGGCAGTTATGAGCTTTAGCAGGTTCCCATATCCGCCTGTCATTTTAGAGAGGCGCTCCATAAAACCAATAGCTTTGGTGAGCCAGCCCATTACTTTTGAAAAGCCCTGTACCATAAATTTCCCAATATTCTTAGTAAGCCCTGTGGTACTGTTCATTTGATCCAGCCAGTAGCCCCATTGGTTCCGGATGTTTAGTAAAGCATCTGAAATGCTGAAATCCAGTTCATCAAATTTCAGGTTGATAACATCTGCCTGGGAGATAAAAGCATTTTTCAGATCGGCAATTTTTAAGACGCCGTCCGTGGCCATTTTCGCAAGATCCTCTTTCGCCACACCTAAGCTGTCTGAAATCAGGTTAATGGCTTCCGGAGCTTTTTCATAAAGCTGGTTGATGGTTTCGGAATCTACAATCCCTTTGGCAAAGGATTTATTGATGGCCTCCTGAAGACCGTTAATTTCTTCCTGGCTTTTGCCGGTGGATTTAAAAAGCTTTGTGGTCAGAGCGGCAAAGTTAGCCGCTTCCTCTACGGAACCGAATAAATCCGGGCTTTCCTGGACCAGATTGCTTACGATTTTAGCCGTGTCCCCATAGGAGGACTTCATCTCATTGGCCGCTTTTAAAATGGACTGCTGAATCTCCGCCTGTTCCCCTAATCCCCGGGTCGCGTTGCGGATCATGTCGTTGACGCCGTTGAATTCTTCCGCAAGAGCATTCATATTGGCCAGAGAGAAGCCGATCCCAATCACCCCTAAAGTCTTAACCGCCATACTGCGGATGCTCTTTAGGGTACTGATTGCCTGTTCCTGGGCCTTTTCATCTACCTTGGGTTTCACAACAGCCTTTATGGGCTTTTTCAGGAAAGCGGCCAGCTTCTTCCACCGGGAGGAAACCTTCTTGGTTTCCCTCTGGAACTTTTCAGCAGGTGGAGCCAGCTTTTTTACCGATTCTTCCTGTTCCTTGATGCTTTCGGTTGTGTCCTGCACCGACTGGTTGACGTTATCAAAAGCACCTTTTAAATTTTCTGCTGCGGAGGCTGCGGTGGTTTCGGCAGAAGCTGCTTGCTGAACCGCTTCGGCGGCTCCTTGTGCCGCTTGTTCAACAGCTTCCTGTGCCTCTGCTTCTTCTTGGAGCGTATTTACGGCTTCCTGAACGGTTTCCTTGACGGATTCATAAGCCTGGGAAGCCTTTTCCATGCCCTCCCGGAGCGGTTCTGTATTGACGGCGTTTAATGCTGCCGCTGCGGTATTTTTCAGGCCCTGGATAGCCGCTTCCGCTTTTTTCTCCGACTGGGCGTCAACCTCAAAGCCGAGAGAAATAAACAATTCACGAATGGTCATAAATTATTGCCTCTTTTCCTCAGCTTCATGGAATCTTGCGTTTTCAATATCCACATCCATTTGGTGGAGGGCATAAAGCTTCAGGGCTTCGTCAAGGGTGTAGCAGGTTTCCAGCTCCCACTTTGACGCAAGCCCTGTTTTTATCAGGATATAAAGCCGCAGTTCTAATTCGGTGAATCTACTGCTGTCGAACTGACCATATTCGTCCACCGGGATTGTATATTCTCGAAAGCCTTTCCAGATGGGCTTCCGGTTTTCCTGAAAAAACCCGAAAAATTTAATTGGATTACGTGGAAGGCCAAAACAAACATATCCTGCACTTCACAGCAGAATAATTCATTGGCAAGGCTTTCTGTCAGGATTTCCGGATCGTCCTGGCCTTCTATATCTACCGCTATATTTTTGTTGTCTGTTAAAAGCCTTTTCATCAGCCGTTCCACCTTATCTCCGGAAAGCGTACTGAATGCCTGGCTGATAGACGGGACTGCTTCCCCGATACTGGAATCCAAGGGCTTTTCATCGCTCATGAAAGGCGCTAGTGCAGACAGGACCGGCCCCACCAGAGCGGAAAGCTCCCCCGTAAGATAGACTGTTTTAAAGGCTGAAAAAGGCTGGAGATAAAAGGTGTTATCCCCAACCTGTACTTTTTTTACTTCTGCCTGTTTTGACGTATATGCTTTCATATGTACCCCCCCTATCTGCCCATAACGCCGGCGCCTGTATCAATTTCCCAGGTCCGGTTTGCCGTGGCCTTGCCCCGGGTAAAATCAGGGGGCTTCACAACCCATGCCTGATCCGCCCGAAAAATCTCGCCGCCCCGCAAATCTTTTACCAGTACCGGGAACATCCCCTCGCAGGTATCGTTGTCATAAGCGTACTGGTTTTCCAAAAACTCGTTGGTTGGGGACGTCTGCTGGATAACCAGTGTCAGTTTATATTGCTCATTAGGATCCATGCTCCGTTCTTCTGAGCTGTCACACCCAACATTAGTCGTAATGCCGTCCCCTTGTTTGGCAATGGTGATAAAATTGTCGTCCGCCTTACCTACTACCATATGGCTCCCAAGGGTAATAATAACTTTCCGGCAGTCATAAGTCCGGACGCGGGTTGCCGCTGCTTTCATTAAGCTGCCGCCTCACTTTCATAGGCAAGTGTGCCGTGTATTTCAATAACGTGTATGGCTCCGGCTAACCGGGCATGGAACTTACAGCCTTTCAGTACCCGGGAAGCCCGGTCTGCCGCTGTAAGGTTAGCGGCAAGGGGTACCGTTATGGTAAATCCCGGAATCAGACTGCCTTCCTCGTTAAATTCATCTCCGGCTATGCCGCCCTGCCGCTGGCCCTGCATCAGGCTGGCAAGCATCTGGTTCTGTACCAGGGAAATCCCTTCATCTGTATAGGGGACTTTAGGCCGGGTATATAAAAGGTTGAAAAGCCGGTACTGCATATCGTTTTTCAGCCAGTCCCGGAAACGGATGACGTCGATCCATTCACCGCCTAACATCTTACCGCCCTGGGTAACATTTTTTCCGGCATAGGTGGTATAGTAATTGATGTTTTGATCTTTCATATTCTGCATATCTGTGCCCGTCAGGCTGGCAGGTTCAATCAGATTGAGTGTTTTCAGGTTCCATGTTTCGGAGCCAGGCTCATAATTGAAATATTTGCAGAAGAATGCCACATGGGCATACTTCGTGGTTTCTGGCGTATTCTCCTTATCATCTTCCCCTATGGTGGAATAGATAGCGAAGCTGCGCATATAGGCGCTGGTATCCAGAGGATTGGCGGTTTCCGTTACAGGGAACCCAAAGATTTTTGTATTGGCCTCTGTCCAGTCAGCAATGGCTTTATAATCTTTTGGATCGATGCCTGCCGGGGCAATCCCATACCATCCTGCCCGGCCCAGAGCCCGGTCTAATGTGTACGCAATCGGTTCCAATGTTGCAGGCCCCCCGTCATCAGCCTGTTTGAGCTTGCGTATGGCAATCATAATTTTAGGCGGCTGGGGCGACTGGGCGAAAGCCACATTTGCCGCTGTATAAACAGGATCGGCAGGCGTATCCCCATCCGCCGGAAGCCATCCCGCATCCTTCACCGCTTTTAACGAGGTGTATACCCCTACATCTGGCGGGGCTTTTTCCGGGGCTTTGGCGGGCGCCAGACCAACCACCAACAATGAGGAAAAGTCCTCCCCACTGACTGCCGGGGTTTGGATTTCTATTTGCACATTGACAATATCGCTCAGGTTATTTTCCATATCCTCACTCCTTCATTTCTTCAACTTCCGCTGCTTCAAACCATCCGGTATCTGTTTCCGCCAGTTCTTTGGAACCGCCGCCGCTGGCTGTAGGCTTCCATGCGGAGGGGTCAGGCAGGGCAGGTTCTAAATCATCCGGGCCTGATGGACGATCCGGAGCCGTAGGTTTATCTGGATCAACGGGATTATCTGGATTGGCGGGATCTTTCCCGGATTCCTCTTTGGCCGGAATATGTAGGATGCCGGAAACACCTGCCGCGTTCTGGATAAAATCCACTGTAAATTCCTGCATGGCCCTGTATTCATATTTGGAGTTATCAACCAGCTCCGATACATCCTGCGTCATGCCTTCCGGAAGAACCGTCACATCCAGCGGCCCTAATATCCCATAGACATAATCAGAATCCATATAACTAATGAAATCCTGCATATCGTTGAGAGCTGTATTTTCCACTTTGGGCCGGATGCCCGGCTTGGCGTTTCCTGCTGCTCCTGGCGTATACAAATTGACGTCCAGCATGGCCCGGGTATGCCACAGCTTTACGGCCCGCCCCTGACGATTTTCGTCAATGGAAAACAATTCCCGCTGGATATTCCGCAGTTGGAGCGTTACCAGCGGGCCCGCAGGCTTTATATTGTTTTCATCAATCCATTTCACAGCAGCTCCAACAAAATACCGCTTTACCACATGGCGGATGGTTTCCCGCAGTTCCCCCACGGTCATGGAATATCTTCTCCTTCCGGTGCAGGCGGCGCTTCCTGGGGGACATTTTCCGGTATGGCCACCCATTGGGACTCACAGTGTGCCAGAGGCGTATGATCCCAAATATCCGCCCCTTCACATTCATACCACTGGCCCTGGTACCAAAGGCGGTCTGCGGGCGTCCCGTCTGCCTGGGATGCCGTGCGTATGTTCTCCCTGCCAAAAGCTTTCAGCCGTTTTACAGAACGTTCCCCTTCCGGAAGGGCCTGCAATTCCACAGCGGAAACAGGCTGC